ATGAGTACATTAACAAGCACAGACCTAGATGTAACAGACGTAAATTGTACTAACCTCAAAGATGCGAGTGGTGGTAACTCCTCTACTCCAGCAAATATTTTAGCTGGCTCTGTCAAAGCATGGGTAACTTTTGATGGAAGTGCTGGATCAATTAGTCCAGCCGCATCACATAATGTCACTGGCCTTACAGATAATGCAAGTGGCGATTATACGATCAACCTGACAACTGCTATGGGGGGTACGTCTTGGGCAGCAGTTGGAAGCTGTGATACTGCTGGAACATTGTGGGGTGGGCTGTCTATTGAGGACGTTGCCAAAACAACATCAGCAGTTCGTGTTAGATGTTGGGATGATGTTAAAAATGCTAGTGGTGTTTTCAATCCAACCCAAGTTGATGTTGTTATGATTGGAGTTCAATAATGAGTGACAAAAGAATAGTATATCAAGGCGAAGATGGTATAGCTAAAGTTGTTATCCCTGCACCTGAATATTTAGCGAGTGGTGGAACAATAGATGATTTATTAGAAAAGGTTGTTCCTGAAGATTGTTTGGACTCAGCAGATATAGTTGAAGCTGATACAATACCTAATGACAGGACGTTTCGTAATGCTTGGGTAACTTCTAAAGGAAAAAGTGCTGAGGTTGATTTAGCTAAAGCAAAAGACGTAGCAAAGGATAAAGTAAGACAAGCCAGAACTCCTAAATTCGCAGAGTTGGACGTTGCTTACCAACGTGCTGATGAGGCAGGTGATGCAGATGCTAAAGCGGCAGTAGTCGTAAAAAAACAAACAGCAAGAGATGCCACAGCAGATACCAAGATAACTAACGCTGATTCCGTTGATAACCTAAAAACAGGAATGAATGAAGTGATTACAGAAGTAGGTGATTTATAATGGCAACACAAATTCAAGGCTCAAAAATTGTAACCGAAGAAATCGAAAACGCGGCTGGGGCGAATCCATATTCCATCACATTAGAAACTGAAAGTACCACAACAGGTGGCGTTGCAGTAGATTTTACTGGTATACCTGCGGGTACTAAACGGATAACACTAATGGGTACTATATCTAGTTCATCAACATCAGATATAACTTTTCAATTAGGCACGGGTTCGACTGTATATGAAACTTCTGGCTATGAAGGAAATGTATCAAATCAAGCATCATCTTTTGAGGCTCTTAGCGATGGTTTTGATATGAAACTGAGTTGCATAGCCGCTAGAAATTATACTTTTCTTGTGAATTTGCATTTAGAAGATTCCAGTAATAATACATGGTATTGTAAAGGGACTTGTGTTTCTCCAGGAAATGCAGATGAACACGATAATGTTTTAGGTACTAAAAGTTTATCTGCCGCTCTTACCGCAGTTCGTTTAACAACATCTGGTGGTAGTGATACTTTCGATGCTATGTCATACAATATTCAATACCAATAGGAACATAATATGGCTGATATAACTGAAATTAATGTACAAACTGGGGAAAAGATAACACGTTCTTACACCCAAGCAGAGAAAGATAATATTGCTGCTGCTCAAGCAGAGGAAAAGAAGAATTTTGATTCTCTTGATTATAAAGCTAAACGTAAGGCTGAATATCCAAGTATAGAAGATCAATTAGATGATATTTATCACAATGGTATTTCTGGTTGGTCAGCAACGATTAAATCTACTAAAGATAAGTACCCAAAGGAATAAATAATGGCAACACAAATTCAAAGCGCAAAAATTGTAACCGAAGAAATTGAAAACGCGGCGGGGAAGAATCCATATTCAATTTCTCAAACTGCGACAATAGCCATAACGGGTGGTACGACTGCTGAGATCACAGGTATTCCATCTGGTGTCAAGCAAGTTACTTTGAGTATGAAAACTGTTTCAACAACTGGTACAGCTAATATCCAAGTTCAACTAGGGCATGGTTCGACTACATTTGTAACCTCAGGGTATGTTTCATCTGGCTCTGAATATACTGGCTCAGTCGCATCAACGACTGGGTTCTTAATATATGGTACTTCAGCATCACAGTCCAGGAGTGGCCCTATGATTTTTTACTTAATGGATTCCTCTACAAATACTTGGGTTGTAAATGGTGCTATTGAATATCCAGGACTTGGAATAACCTGTACTGGAATTGTATCGTTAGCTGCCCCACTCACAGCAGTCCGTTTAATCACTACTGATGCGTTTGATAGTACTCCCGCTGCTGGTTCTGCCTCAGTACAATATCAATAGGAAAATAATATGACATATGATGTAACTAGCGTTAATGCACAAACAGGCGAAATAACTGAAAGAAATCATACTCAAGCAGAAAAAGATGATATTGCTGCTGCTGAAGCAGAGGACAAGAAGAATTTTGATGCTCTTGATTATAAGGCTAAGAGGCTTACAGAATATCCCTCAATATCCGAGTGTGTCCACGCAATACTTGATGATGATTTAGAGGCACTTCAGATTAAAAGAACCGCTGTTAAGGAGAAATACCCAAAATGACTAAGGTAACTAACAAAAGTGTGTTCATTCCAGAGGGAGCTACTGCTGCTAGTGCTATTGCAGATAGTTCGCAAATCTGGACTAAAACTGTAGCGGGGGGTAGTGTCCTCATGCATACCAATGATGCTGGTGTAGATCACAACATTAATGGTATTGCTCGAAGTGCAGACTTCTCAACAGCTACTGGCACTACTGTGGCGGTAAGTGGAATCCCACTTGGAGTGGAAGGTATTGATATATGCTTTGAGGGTGTTTCAACAGATGGTTCTGGAGAAATGCTTATACAGCTCGGAACGGCTTCAGGCCTAGAAACTACCGGTTATCGTTCACGTTCTGTTGATGACCAGGGTAATGATGATGGGCGAACCACTCACATGATAATAACTTACCAAGTAGCTGCTGGGAATCAGTTAGATGGTATATGTAGTATGCGGTTGAAAGATAGCTCAAATAATACATGGGTGTGGTCTGGTAGTTGGGCAAGATCGGGAACTGTTGGAATGAATTTTTTTGCTGGTTTCAAAAGTCTTGGTGGCGCATTAACCAGATTCGACATGACAAATACCGCAGGTAACACTTGGGATGGTGGCGATTTAGTTTTATATTATTCATAGGAAATTAAAATGGCAAAAGATTATATAGAATACGACCTTATAACAGGGGCAAGAACTACAAGAGAACATACTCAAGCAGAGATAGATGCAAGGATTGCTAGTGCTGGAACAGATGAACAAAAGTGGCGAAGAATTAGACAAGACCGCACTCAATTATTAAAAGATACGGATTATGCAGCGCTACCTGATAGTCCAGAAATGACTTCAGAAATGGCAAGCTATCGTCAGGCTCTAAGAAACATAACTACTCAGAGTGATGTAGATAACATAACGTGGCCTACTAAACCCTAATGTTACAAGCCTTAATAGGACCAGTAGCTTCATTACTGGATAAATTCATACCCGACGCCGACACTAAACAAAAGTTAGCTCATGAAATTTCTACTATGGCTGAGAATCATGCCCAAGAAATTGCTCTAGCTCAGATAGCTGTCAATCGAGAAGAAGCGAAGGGAAATTGGTTCCAAAGTTCGTGGCGTCCCGCCTGTGCGTGGGTTTGTGTTTTAGGCTTTGCTATAAATTTTTTGGTTTCGCCATTGGCAGCGCCATTTGGTATCATTGTGCCGCAGGCTGACACAGCAACCATGCTTCCGGTTTTGATGGGAATGCTTGGATTGGCGACCGCCAGATCGTACGACAAGGTTAAAAAAACAACAACAAAATGAAAGAGTTAGTTGACTTAACTACTAGAGGGGTAAATAATATGTTGGACAAACTTAAAGATTGGGCTGGTTATGTTCCACCTTTTGTTTGGTACATACTGGTATTTATACTTGGTTGTATTACTGGGTCCTTATAAATAACAAAAAGAGGCATCTCTATGGCCTTTACGAAAGAACCAGATTATGCAGGGTTACTTCCTTACTGTATAACGGAAAAAGAAACGGCCTATATAAGGACTCTCTCTGAGGGGAACTCTCAAGCTGCAGCAGCTCATGAACATGATGTAGCTCGTCCTACAATAGCCGATACAATCTATCGTGTTCGACTCCGAAAAAAGAAACAACAGTCGGGACAATCTACCCTTTACAATGAGGCTGGTTCCCCTGCAGCAACATGGGTTAAAGGTCAACCTCAAAAAGGTCAAAGAAGTACTCAGGAAGTAATTGATGATACAGTTTCGTCCTTCAATGAAAAGGTTAAAATCAGGTCTGTTAGCACTAAAACCCCTAAGGTTAAAAATAAAGACCTTTTAGCGTGTATATGTATTGGTGATGCTCATCTAGGTATGCTCTCATGGGAGGAGAAAGCAAGGGAGGACTTTGATTTAAAGATAGGGTGTAAAGATTTAACCGATGCAGCTGACAGAATTATAGATGCTATACCCTCCACACACGAAATATTAATAGCTCAACTAGGTGATTTCTATCATATAGATGATTCTTTGAATCAAACTCCAGCCAATAAGAACCCTCTTGATGCGGACTCTAGATTTTCTAAAATTATTAAATCTGGCATATATGTTCTTAGGTACTTTATAGAAAAAGCCTTGACAAAACATAAAATTGTGCGTGTTAGAAACGTGGCTGGGAACCATGATCCTCATTCTCATGTAGCATTAAGCTGTGCTTTGGCTACATTTTATGATTCTAACAAACGTGTGATTATAGAAGACTCACCTAAAGCTATGTATTACTATGCATTTGGTAAAAATTTAATTGGTATAACTCATGGGCATATGCCTAAACCTGATAAATTACCTGCTATTATGGCTGTAGATTGTCCTGAATGGGCAGAAAGTGATTTTAAATACTGCTGGCATGGGCATATACATACAAAGAGGAGTTTTGAAGCTATGCAGGTTATTGTGGAATCATTTAGAACTTTATCTCCTGGTGACGCTTGGACAATAGATTCAGGATATAGGGCTGGTAGAGAGATTCAAGCAATTATACTGCATAAAGATTATGGTGAAATAGAACGTCATACAGCGGGAATTAGGAGGGTAAGAAATGAAAAGAAAGGGCTTTAAAACGTGGCCCCTGACGTATGTAGAATGGTATGACCATTCAGGAGATGCGGGGTGGGTGGAGAATTTAGATGAGTTAGATGAAGCACCTATCACATGTAAAACTGTGGGTTTTAGAGTAAAAGAGACTGAAACTTCATTACATATTATGTCTACGTTAACAGATGATGGAGGACAGGGCGGTAATAATGAAATTTTAAAAAGCTGTATAATTAAGGAAAAAGTTCTTAGGAAAAAGTTATGAGTTTATATGCTCTGATTATAGTAACTGTGTGTTATATGGTAACGTTTATTGATTTAATAGTTAAAGGAAACTATCCTTTAGGGTTTATGTTTTTGTTTTATGGATTATCTTGTATATGTTTAATGTTTTTAATGGATTTAAACAGGTAGGTGGATAATGGAAAATGACCCAATAGTGGATACACCCATTAATGGTCACTATCAAAAGTTCTTAGATTTTGAGGCTGAAGAACTTGCCGAACGTATTGGAGTGAGTTGTCCCATAACAGCTATGTATACTAGCTGGGGGGAGTTACTTCAAGATTGGCATAGTCTTGGAATTAGTGTAACTTTTGATATAGATATACCAGAAGTATGACCCACTGGATAATCGTGTTAATGGTCTACTATTCAGGTAGTGGAAGAATAGATGTTGTACCTCTTGAAAATGTTATTTTTGACGACCCTATAACATGTCATGAAGTACGTCTTTCTGATGAATTTCAATCTCATTTGAGAGAAGAATATAAAGATATTGGGGTAGCGTACGTACGCCCTTATTGTAAATTAATACAGAAGTATGAAAAACTTGCGTATAAGAATTTAAGTTTGGAGATGAAAGTTAATAATGGGACTAAAAACATTACAATTCCAACCAGGTATTAACCGCGATAAAACTAATTATTCAGATCAAGGTGGTTGGTTTGACGGGGATATGATTAGGTTTAGGCAAGGATACCCTGAAAAAATAGGCGGTTGGCAGGTAGAAAACTTTGCTGCATATGAAGGAACTGCTCGTAGTTTATATGCCTATGCTACTAGCGATGGCGCTATAAATATTGGGATTGGTACTAATAGCAAAATGTATATTGCTGCGGGTTCATATTTACATGATATAACACCTATCAGAGCTACCTTTGTATCCAGTGCTACAGATAATTGTTTTACTACCACTACGTCTGCTGCTACCACTGTAACTGTTAATATTGTTGGTCATGGTGCTCTAGCAGGAGATTTTGTTACTTTTAGTGGCGCTACTGCTGTAGGTGGTATATTAGCTGCTAATCTTAATTTAGAGTTTGAAATACAAACCATTGTAGACGCAGATAATTTTACAATAACCACAGCTACTTCAGCTACTTCAGGAGCTACAGGAGGAGGCACGGGTATTACCGCTGTTTTTCAACTTAATATTGGTTCAGCTACAACTTCAGGTGGGTTAGGTTTTGGTACGGGTACTTTTGGTAGAGGTACTTTTGGTTCTAGTATTGTGGCTCCTGTTCTTGTATTTTCTCAATTAACATTTCAAGATAACTTTAATAATGATTTAATATTTAATATTTCTGAGGGGGATATATTTCATTGGACATATGAAAATACTTATGGCAATAGGGCGGTTAAACTAAATACACTATCAGGTTCTAGAGCCGTTCCAGAACAAGTAACAAAAATATTTTTTGCTCCTAGTGGGCATTTATTAGCTTTAGGATGTACTTCTTTTAACCCTACAACAACAGCCGGTGTTAGTATATCTAGTATTACTAGAGGGGGTACAGGTAATACAACAGCTACCCTAACCACAAGTGGCGCGCATGGGTTAGCTACTCTTGATTATGTAACTGTTAGTGGCACTACACCAACACTCTTCTCCTTGACGTCACAGATTACTGTAACTGGGGCTACGACTTTTACATATACCATGCTTGCTGATCCAGGGGGTAATGCTACTACTGTAGGGAGTTACGTTAAAAATAGTTATGGAGGTTCTTTAGATCCATTATTAGTAAGATGGGCTAATGTAGACCCTACTATAGGGCCTGAACCAGAAGTGTGGGAGCCAACTGCTACTAATACAGCTGGGTTTTTACCTATCAAATCAGGTTCTGAAATAGTAACTGGAATAAACGCACGGCAGGAAACATTAATTTGGACTAATACAGCATTAACTTCACTACAGTTTTTAGGGACTGGAGAGGTTTTTGGGATACAAGAAATAAGTAATGAGATTAATATTATGGGGCCTAATGTAGTGGCCACTTCTAACAATAATGTATTTTGGATGGGTAATGATAAGTTCTATGTATATTCAGGTAGAGTGGATACGCTACCTTGCACACTAAAACAATTTGTTTTTGAGGATATTAGTAGGGATAAATCTGATACATTTTTTGCTGGTACTAATTCAGAATTTAACGAAATTATATGGTTTTATGTTTCCGGCAGCTCTAATGAAATAGACCGATATGTTATTTTTAATCAAGAAGAAAAGATATGGTACTACGGATCATTAGTTCGCACTGCGTGGATAGATTCAGGGGTTAATGAGTTTCCTTTGGCTACAGATAGTGGCAATTTATATAGTCATGAAAATGGTAATGATGATGGGCAAAGAGCGCCAGCTGTTCCAGTAGCTATTACCTCTTTTGTTCAATCTGCAGATATGGCTGTTGGGGATGGGGAAGAGTTTATATTAACTAAAAGGGTTCTTCCTGATGTTAATTTTATAGACTCCGATGTTACTGATTCCACAGGAGCTGCACTAACACCGCAAGTTGAAATGACTGTAGGGGTTAGAAATTTTCCTGGAGCGGCTTCTTCTACAACTGACGTTGCCGGTGCTTCATTAGAAAGAAATGTTACTACTGCTACCGCTACTATTGACCAATATACTGATCAAGTATTTTTAAGAGCTAGAGGAAGACAAATGAATTTTAAAATAGGATCAACAGGAGTAGGAGTTCAATGGCAATTAGGTTCTCCTCGTGTTGATTTTAAACCTGATGGTAGGAGAGGGTAGTGTCTGATGTAAATACAACAAAGGCTCCTAATTTAGTTATTCCTACAACTGACTATTCTCAATCGAATCAAAACCAATTTACTAATCAATTACGTATCTATTTTAATACAGTAGATGAATCTACAGTAAAGCAAAATACAGCTATTATGACTAATAACGTTTTATATTGGATAGGTAATTAATATGGCTTTTCAAGATATTACTGGTATTAAACTAGCTCAATCAGCTTTAACCACAAGTTTTGATGTTTATTATACAACGCCTAGCGCTACTCGTACTTACGTTAAAGATATAACTGTATCTAATACCACTGCTGGCGCTTTAAATCTTTTTGTGTGTTTAGTGCCAGATGGAGGTTCAGCTGGAAGTACAAATGCATTAATATATACTAAACAAGTAGCTGCTAATGATATTTACCAATGGACTGGTCTTCAAATCATGGAAGCGGGGGGTACACTACAAGCTAAAGGTAGTGGTACTGGATTAACTATAAACGTTTCAGGGGCAAATGCAGTTGAGTAATATGTTGTGGATAATATTGATTTTGATTTTATAAAAGCTAATGAGGGCTTTGAACTACAGGGATATGTACCTGTAGATAAAAACAATAAACCATTAGGCCATTCAGGGGTGACTATAGCTTCTGGGTTTGACTTGGGGCAGAGATGCCCTAAAGATATAAGCGGCTTTTATAAAGAGTTGAAAAATAAGCTATTTCCTTATTTAGGTTTACAGGGGGAAGAAGCTTTGGAAGTAGCTCATAATCTATGTGTTACTGAAGAAGAAGGTAATAAGATTAATAACTTTGCTAAAAGACAAGAAATTGGTAGGCTACAAGAAAGATGGTATGATACAACTGGCTCTAAATTTGAATTATTACCAAGCAATAAAGCTACAGTAATTGCTTCTGTGGCTTTTCAGTATGGGAATTTAAAGCTAAAAACACCCAAATTCTGGGCGCAAATCACTTCCGATGATTGGGAAGCTGCATACAACAATCTTTTAGATTTTGGGGATCGTTATCCTTCCAGAAGAAAAAGAGAAGCTGAGTATTTAAAAACACATGAAATTACAACCCGTTTTAAAAAACGAAAAATAGTATAAAGGAAACACAATATGAACGACCCACGCTTGCAAGCACAGGGATTAGCGCAATTAGGTAGACAGGGAGATTCCATGCTCATGCATGTTAATCCCGAAGAAGTACAAGGGCTTCAATCATTAGCTCAAGCTAACGGCACATCACTTACTACTAATCCATATACGGGTCAACCAGAAGCTTTAAACCTTGGAAGTATGTTTAAATCCGCATTACCTATAGCTGCGGGGTTTGCGTTTGGTCCTGCAGCGGGAGCTGCTATGGGAATGGGTGCTACTGCTGGGGGTATAGCCGCAGGAGCGCTAACAGGAGCTGGTATAGCTGCGTTTAGTGATGAAAATATATTACAAGGCGCTCTTTTCGGAGGTCTAGGCGGTATGGGCGGTGGCTCTATGGCTGGTGCTGCTGGTGCTGCTGGTGGTACAGCTGCTCAACAAGCAGCAGCTCAGTCTACTGTAGCTGGGCAGAATGCAGCTAATTTAGCTGCTGAAAATGCATATGCAGCTCAACTAGCTCGTAATCCTTTAACACCTCAAACTTTTGCCGGGGGTATGGGTAGAACTGGAGATATAGCAGCTCTTACTGCGCCTATGAAAGTTCCAGCAGGAACAGGTGTAATTCCAGGTTCACAATTCGATGCATATAGAACCCTTAACCCAACTAAATTTGGAGATGTTGCTACATCTACTCTTGGGGATAGAACAAAAACTTTATTTAGTGACCCAGGAGCTGTGGCTACACAATTTGGTGGAGGCAACAAAATGTTAGGGTATGGTAAAATGGCTGGGCTTGCCGGAATGCCATTAATGGCTGGGTATGAACCTCCAACTTATGGCGCAAGTGAAGGTGAG